TTTCTCGGCGTAGAAGCACGGCTCATGTGCCCACTGATAGTCAGCGTGCCCGAGGACGGGCGCGTTCTTGACCCAGATGATGTACTGCTTCTCCGTGATGCCCGCCGCAATCATGGCATCTTCGAAGTCACGGCGCGTGCTCGAGGCGTGCCAGATGTAGAAGGCGGCATCGTCCGCTGTGCTGCGCACATAGTTGCGGAACGCCGGGACGAGAAGCCCTGCCATCAGATCATCGTGCGTCTTGTCGTCGTTCGCGATCATATCGAACTTGCCGCTCTGCGTCTTGTAGCTGACTCCATACGGCGGGTCTGTGTGTACGAGCTGTGCCTTGCGCCCGTCCATCAGCCGCTCAATCGTCGCTGCGTCTGTAGCGCTGCCGCAGATGAGGCGATGATTCCCGAGGTGCCAGAGGTCGCCGAGCTGGGAGAACGGCTTGTAGTCATCATCTACCCCCTGCTCTGCATCTACCTTGTCATCAACGGAATCATCCGCGCCCTCCATTGAGGCGATGATCTTCTGCAGGTCTTCCTCTGTGAATCCGGTCAGCTCCACAGGTACGATGCCCGTATCCATCTCCTGCACCATGTCCATCAGCTTACCCATATCGAGGTCGGCGAGCTCTGCGATGCGGTTGTCCGCGATCAGGTCGGCGTGCTCCTCCTCCTCGCTGGCGTAGTCTTGGTACTCCACGGGTGCGGACTTCCACCCCATTGCTGCTGCGGCCATCCTGCGTCCGTGTCCCTTTGTGATAAGGCCGCTGCGCTTGCTGACAGTGATTGGTGCGCGCCATCCAGTTGCTTGGATGATGTCTCCGAGCAATCGCACCTGCTTTTTATTATGGTCGTTCGGGTTTCCGGGGTTCGGTCGAATATCTCCGAGTGCGACGATCTCATCATACGCACAGAACACAGGCACTCCGTCCCCCGTTGTGCCGCGTGGCTCTGCCGGTGACTTGTAGTCGATCAAATCCACTCCTCCTCTCTTTTGGGCAAAAGAAAAGCCCTCCGCCGGACCGGTGAGGACTCTACTCTCTGAAATTTTGACGCTACCATCATAACACAGCGAAAACGGAAAAACTCGCCATAAGTTCGCCAACTTTCCGCCACGTTCCCGCCAAAAAAGCGACACGAGCACGACAAGAATGCGACACGAGTTCGCCAACTTCTATGCAAATTCAAGCTATTTTACTGTCAACAAATACAAAATCCGCTTTTCTGTCAATCGCTTTATCCGGGAACATGATAGCTGCGCCCCGCTCTACCGCCTCTCTGCATCGCCTCTGACAGCTACGCTCGCTGTAAGGCACCTGCATGGCAATATGGATCCAGTTCTCCCCGACAATGTGCTTTAGCTCTACGATCTTGCGCTCACTCTCCTCGAGCGTAGCGAGTGCTGCATCAATACGCTGAATGAGGGTCGTGAGCCGCTGGCGATTTGCCGTCAGGATCAACAGTCGCCCCTCGAGCTTTTCCTTGCGCTCGATTGCCTGCTCGACGGATGAGTGCTGCTCGCCACCTGAGACGATGACCTTGTCATACACCGTTGCTTTCAACCCACCGAGAATTTCGATCTGTTCGCGGATGCCATCGATCTCGATGTTGACGCTCTCGATCTGGTGCTTGAAGCTGTTATAGTTTTTCAGATATTTGTAAACCAGTTGCTCATAATCGTTGTAATTCCGCACCTGCTGCCCTCCGCTTAATAACGAGATAGAGAGCGCGAATCGCTCCGCGCTCCTTGTGTCCTACTCCGTTAGATTACTCCAGTTCCCGCATCATGATCTCGATCCTCGGCCGCTCATCGTACCATTTGCCGAGCACCCCGTAGCCGACGATCTGCCTGTCGTCCTTGTACCACCCGCCCTTGAGTGCATCCCCCACTCCTTTCAGGACGTTTGAGACATCGGGCTTCGTTACTGGCCGCAGCCGACCTTCCTTTGCCGCCTCACGCTTGTATTTTGGCATCCCTTTTGGGATGGCGCGATAGATACGTAGGGAGAACTCAATCGCGCCCTCTACGGGGGTCACAGGGGCGTGCTGCGCTGCGATCATCCGCACGTAGCTCTTGTAGTCACGGCTCTTGGCTGGATCATACGCCTTGACGAATCCGCCCTGCCGTGAGAATCGCGGACGCCCCTGCGCGACTGGCTCTCCGAGGATGACGGCGGTATAGGTACTCAAAACTTATCCCCCATAATCTTCCTTATATCTGAACGCTCCCACAACTCATCAAGTGCCGACAAAACAGATTCATTAAGCTTTTTCAGGGCTTCCGCCACATGTCTCCTTGCGTCCGTTGTCTTCCAATTGACATACATGTGTTGTAGTTTGGAAAACGAAACCATGCGAACGAGGTTCTCATATTCAGAATGTGGCTCTGGCTTTTCGACAAATATCTTGAATTCATACCCATCACCTATTCCTCCACCATCTTGAAGGTTGTAATAACTTATTTTTCCGTTCTCAATATTAAGCATGTCATGCTCATCCGTACCGACGATATGCTCCTCGCCAGTAGTTGTATTTCGAACGATGATAACTGGGAATCTCATAACATATCTCCTTAAAACGGTATATCAGAGTCGGCTACCGCTCTGCTCCCATCAAACATGCCCTGCTGCTCCGGAGGTGCGGCGGAACTTGTGCCGCCGCCTTTGCTGTCGCAGAACTCCATGCTATTGACGACGACCTCCGTCACATAGCGTTTCATGCCGTCGTTGGCATCGTGGCTGCGCGTCTGGATGCGCCCCTCCACTGCGATCTTCTGCCCCTTCGTGCAGTACTGACTGATTACCTCAGCCGTCTTTTCCCACGCCACGCACGAGATAAAATCCGCCTGCGGATTCCCGTCCCCGCTCTTACGCCTGTCAATCGCCAGCGTAAACGAGGCGTAAGCCTTCCCGCTCTGCGTGTACTTTACATTCGGGTCTCGCGTGAGCCGTCCGATTCCTACAAAGTGATTCATTCGGATTCCTCCTTCTTGGATACACGCTTCCGATGTTGCAGCCAAACATTTTTATCCTCTTTGTGTAACGGTTTTCCACTTTTAAGGTTATACAAAACATCTTTTTTCGCGACAGGAATATCCACCCAAAACTTGATGCCATGTTCTTTTGCCCAACGCACAAACGTTGCAGTAAGCATATCGCCCAGTGCCTCTTTGTCTCTTTCGGACGCATCATCAAGATACCCCTCATAGCATCCTGCGCATTCATCATCACACGCCTCTTGCAATCCGTCGATCACCCGATCATACCAGACACGCGGCACATACTCCTCTGTCTCGGTGATAAACACCAAGCCAGCATCAGGTTTGCGCTCTCGCGCCGCCGCAAGAGCCTCCTCAATACTTGCAAATCCCGTCCAATACCCCTCCCCGTAAAGGTCGTAGATGTAGGCGTATTTCTTACTCATGATCTTCGCTCCTTTATCTCGTTTTCCGCGTAGATAATTGTCATATTTACAGCTTTTTGGACGATATTCGATACTTTCAACCACAAAAACGCGCTTGTGGTTGTTGTTCCTCCGGAAATTTCATAAACACCATCCAGATTGTCTTGCCTCTACGATTCCCAAACAAGGGCTGCACAGGAAGGAGTTTCAGGACATCCGCTGTAGAAATCTGATCTTCCGACCATTTGAAGATCAACACGCCGTAGGGATGGAGGACGCGCATACACTCCTCGAATCCTCGGCGCAGGTCATCTTGCCATGTACTTTCAAGCACTCCGTACTTGATGCCGAGCCATGAGGTCTTTCCTGCACTGCACAGACGCGGCGGGTCGAATACAACAAGTCGGAAACTCTCATCTGGGAATGGTATCTCTCGGAAGTCTGCAATCAGATCAGGTTTAACCTCGAATCTGCGTCCATCGCACAGGGGTTTTGCGAAGCTGCGGTTATCCATGAACACGGCCGCCGGATGCTCCTTGTCGAACCAGAACATCCGAGAACCGCAGCAGGCGTCAAGTATCTGTTTCACGGCTTGTACACTTCCTTCTCAAGGTCGTCATCTTCATAACCTTGCTCTACCATCACCCACGCCATCATGCAACGCATCGACGCATTCACAAGATGCTCCTCACTTGTGTCGCCTTTGAGATAGAGCGACAGATGCCGCAGTGCTCTTGCTGCGTGTTCTACCGCGGGAATCTCCTTCCACGTCTCGCCCGGATGCTTTCTTGCGCCCGCCGTGAGACCTGTCGCCACTTTGTCGAGCCATCCGCAATCAATGTAGCGGTACTCGTTTTTCTCCTCGTCCTGCGGATATTTCTGTTCTGCCATTTTTCTCATGCCTCCTTCGTCTCTTCAACAATCCGCCGAATCACATCTTCGCGCCCTTCTTCATCCATTCGTCATACACTTCTTTTTCCAGTATATCCTCCAATTTTTTTGTCAATTCTTTGTATGCCTTTACCCCCAATAGACGAATGCTTTTGATTTCCTCCGGTGTTTTTAACAGTATGTCACCAACTGTTTTCAGACCAACATCATGCAGTCTATTGAACAGACGGACGCTAATATCAAGCATCTCGATTTTTACCGCCGACACCCCTGACTTATAGTCCAATATTCCATCACTAAAATTTCTCTCCCCTTTTGTCTGCAACGGGCCCCACGGAATAACCGCTTTCGACCATGTTTTTACACGAACCTTACCATTCCAGATTTGCTCGGAACGCGGGCGGATACGATGCGGCGGCGTTGTGAGTCCGCAGCTCTCACATTGGACAATATACCCTTCCTTCCCAAGCTCATACATAATTCCTTTGCCACCGCAAAGAGGGCAAGGCTTTAGTACATCATTCATATCACCGCACCTCCCGAAAGATAATATCCGTCTCTCGCATCATGTGTAGGAACAGCTTCTTTCTCAGCACATAGTCCCGTGTCCGCACGCCTTTGACCTCGATCACCTCACGCCGGCCATCATCATACTCGACGAGGAAATCCGGTGTATAGGTGATTGGTTTCTGCGGCTTGCCTTGGTTGTCCCGGAACCCCTCAAGCAAGGTGTACGTTGGCTGACACTCAAGGTGCTTGATCTCGCCGAGTCTCAGTTTCTCGCGGAGCATCATGTACCACTCCGCCTCACGCTTGCTGTCAAAAGTGCGTCCGTAGACCGTTGTCTTGCGGGCGTGGTACTTGTTCACCTTTCTGCGTGATGTATGCAGGATGCGCATGACATTCCCGATCGCTTCCCGCGCTGTCGGGTCTGGCTTCTTGCAGGGCGTGTATTCGTCCATGCCGTAACCTCCTTAGTGCCCAATTTCGCGAAGAATATCAGCAATCGCCTTTTCCCTGTCCGTGGCATCGTCGAAAATACAGAAAACATAGTCCGCATCTCCCTCAACGATGCTTTCAAGGTGATTCAAAGCACCTTGATCGAGGGACGGGATACCGTTGGCAACGTCTAGCGCCTCCCGGAAACGCACTAAATCCTTTTTGCGGTGGTCGCAGAGGATATCTACGGCAAGTTCGACAAGTTTCCGATAGATCAGCTCTTTTTCACTGTTCAAAATCTCCATCGTGCCGCCTCCTCAGAAGTACCCGCGCTCACGGTTCTTCTCGTTCACGAGCCTCTGCAGCTCGCCGCGCAGATATTCGTCATAGCCGAGCGCGTGAAGCCATGACGTACAGACCGTGATAACTTCCGTGAGTTTCAATGCGAGTCTCTTTTCCGTCACACCCACATCCTCAATGTCTGTTTCGATGAAAAAATCATCAACCAGACCACCTAAGTATCCTGCCTCCTGAACGACTTCGTTCGTCTTCTTAGAGAGCTCCACGACCCAGTCCAGTGTCTTCAGGTAGCAAAATTCCGAGCTTGGCTGCGGCTTTGTCATGTCGGGATCCTGCTTGTTGTCTTGCTCTTCCAGCAGCCCTTTCGTCTGTTCCCACATATCGTATTCCATCTCAGCACGCTCCTCTCATGCGATAATCCTCTGCCCGAATGTTCACAGGCACGGTCATTTCCGACAGTCTGCTTGCAACACGTAGGCCAAACACATC